TTTGCTTCTGGGTTATATACATTAATGACTTTCTCATCTGTATCTAATTCAGAAATCTCTTTACCTGTTGTAAGTTTAGCTAATGAATTAGCAATTAAGAAGCCAGGTAAGTAATTCTTCTTGCCATCACGTTCATAATAGTTTTTACATCCTTTAGCTGTACCAGATACAACCCACTGAGTACTACGGATAACTCTATCATCTTCAGTTTTAAATTGAAGAACTAAGCCTGTAGCACCAGATGCTGCTGTAGATAAATATGCAAGGGTTACAGTTGCATTGTAAATCCCTGACTCTAATACACCACCACCACCAACGGAATCTCTTTCATCTTCAATTGAATCGTCGGTAGTTAAATTTGCTAATAATGACATGTTGTTTTTCTCTTTGTTGTTGTGAAAATTAAGAATAGTAAGCAGCTAATCTATCTAAGATCAGTTGCATGTTGTTGTCGGTAAATGTTTCAGGAACACTAAATAATCCAAGAGGACTACGTAATCGCTCATTAACAGTTTCCTTGGTTAATCTGGTTTGGAATACATACTTCAAACCAAGACTATCTTCTTCAGGTGTAATATTAAGTAACTTGGATTCATAGTCTTTAAGACCTTTCAAGTTTACTTTTTTAGATGCAATTACAACGCTGAAATATGATTCAATACCATTGTTCTTAAGGCTACCCTTAACAGGAACTTTGGTTTCCATTAGCATCTCACTTTCATTAAGAGAGTCTGATGTATGGGCGGTAAAAATAACACTTTTTGTAGATTTAGCAACATACTGCTGCATTAATACTTTGAAGTACTGGGCAAAATCTCCCCATGCCTTCATCCCATTAACAGCATTAAGGACGTATACAGATTCATACATATCAAGGAGATATGTTAATGAGTCAATAACAATTGTATGTACATCAGGAAGTGTCTCAGCATGGTCAAATAATTCATAAATTTGTAGAGGATCTGTAATCGTAAACTCTTTAAATTTAGATTTAAAAGGTAATCTTTTACCTGCCTCACAATTAGCATACATCACACCCTCTGGGTTCTTAATACCCATAAGTGATGCTGACTTACCCGTAGCTGACTTACCACATAGTAGAACTAAGTGATCATTAATTGTGTTACTCATATTTCTCCTTATATAAAAAAAGTCACCTATCTCTAGGTGACATAAAAAGCCGCAAAAGAACCCGGAGGGTTCCTATTTAGATAAAGCTTTACTGACTGTAACAAATATTGTATTCACTAACTCCATCTCATCTAGCTTGTCTGGAATTTTATTATTTAGCTCCATTACCTTAGAGCGAATATTATCAAAAGAAAACCCAGCATCAATCAAGATCATGGCATAGCGTAGAAGCATGTTGTTTCTATTACCATCGCCAATATTATTAATTACCCATCTTTCTAAGTTATCTAAAGCCTGTTGAGAATTAAGTAATAACTTCCTTTCTTCATTCTTACTGGTTTTAGGTATGAAGGGTAATACATCCAGCAATTCAGCATGGTTATAATAGTGTGTTCCTGAATTAGTTAACCACTTACGAGCTCTCTGATTAGTAGCTGTGTCTACTTCAAATGGGAGCCACTGAAATATGTTATTCATAAACTCTTTGAAGTCCTTAGCATCAAGACAGAGTTTAAAGTTAATAGGCATTACAATTCGAAACCTATTATCAATCTCAGTGTGTCGTTTAGTTGTATAGATTAAGTAAGTGTACTTCTTAAGGAGCAACTGAACAGTACTTAGGTGCACATCACCATCAACATCAATAACGATCATATTAAAGCCGGGCATTGCATTTTCTTCATTACGATATCCACCATGTAAGTGGTGAGATACCCAGTGCATATCAGGTAACTGAAATAACTTATAAAGTTTTTCAAATGGAGCAGTCTCATTAGCATAGTCAGAAACAATATCGGAACTGTACGACAGGATTAACTGTGTTAAGTCTGTTTCTTCTAAGGTTTCACCATTAAAGAATTCAATTCCATCTGAGAATGTTTTTTTAATTATGATGTTATTTTTATACCCATATGCAATGGCAAGTGAAATTAACTCATTCTTATATGCTACCGAGCCTTTATAAAATGGAAGATCCTCAGCTAAATCTGCTTGTGTTACATCAGCACTAACAGAGGTAATGTACTTAGCTAATTTTACCCAAGCTTTATCACGAGATAGTATCTGTACTAATGCCTCTCCTGATTCTTCTGCAACTTTAATAGCATTATAGATATGGTCATCAGTAATACATGGAGAGTTATCAATAAAGGCATATGCACCTGCTAACTTTAATACTTTAAAATTACGCTCAGACATCTCTCGTTTTTGTATCTCTTGATGTTCTGGTAATTTCTCAGCTAAGTCTTCACAGTACAGTTGATACTCATTAAGCAAAATACAGGTATCACGACTAATAGTAAGTGTTCTGTTGGCATTATTAGCATGAGCTAGTTTAGCTAATCTGAGGGATAACAAATCAATAAAGTCATTATTACCTGTGCTGGTTCTATCTATATACATTTGTTCAGCAGTACGTCCTTTCGTACGATTAGCGGACTTAACATAGCCAAAGAAGCATCTTCTAGCATAACCTTGATCCAGTAATGTAATTAAAGCCTGCTCTGTTCTAGCTCCGTCTAGTAAACGATTGGGAACACCAAACATTAATAAGTTTGTAGGTGTTTGACCAATGATCTCCTCACTACGGATGCTGTCTTTTGTATTCTTGATCAGTTTTTGTTTAATTAACCCTTTATCATATAGCTCTATGAATGAGTCAAATACCTCTAAATTAGCAGTTAAATTTGCCCCTATTTCATCCATAATCAGATTCATTGACCCAGCATTAGCCATCAATAACATATGACGCATCTGCTTAACTGCAGGAGCTGTTCCAGAATCAAATGAGAATGCTACAGTACCCAGTGAGGCGAATTCTTTCTGTACCCTGATAAGTTCTTCATCTGGATCTGTACCGAGCTTAGAAGCCCGTTTAATGGCTAATTTTGGAAGATTGGCTTCTGCTAGTAGTGGAAATGTATCTTCTAAGAATTGTTCACGGAATAAATGTAATACTTGCTCCTCCATTAGGTTTGTACCCATCGTTTTACCATAGCCTGAAGGGGCTAGATTCAACGCGAACATATTAATGGGAACAGCACCTCTGTCTGGGGAATTAATTGAACAGCGCATCTGTGAGGCTGCTAGAGAGAAATAATACCCAACTAATAGGCGAAAAAATAACGAGTCTTCTCGTTGTGTGTGGTCTCTTAGGATACCAACCAGTTGTTCACTAGTTTGGTGGTACTCCATTTCTTCTACTGGTTTCATAAAGCTCCTTATTCAAATTCAGCACGGTGTTCTTTGTAATACTCATTAAATTCATTAACTTTTTGAGTCTTTTCCTCATGAGATAAGGAAGGGTCATTTAATTTAAACTGGGACATTAATTTGTTAAAAGCCTTTGGATTGGTAACTTCAGCTGTAATTCCCATGTTGTATAATGCAACTTGATCTCTACCAATGATAACTCTTAGACATGGAAAATTGCGCTCATCTCTAAATTTAACTAGTAAGAGATACCCTTTTTGTTTTAATCCTGACTTAGCATTTTTAACTGAACTAACTGCTTGAGTTAGTACAGCTGCTAATGAATGATCTGAAAAATAATCAATTGTGGGATTTTGGAGAATAGAGTTAAAAACAGTAGAATATAACCTTAATTCAGTGCTGGTTAATGATTGAATTAAATCATCCATTTCACTAGCTGAGATGTAAACGTTACTCATGGATTTTCTACGGAGATGAAAAATAATTGTTTTATGTTTTAACATACTTTATACCAATAAAGTGAAAGAAAATGTATATTAATACTAAAATTTTATACAATCAAGCATTATTTTAAAATTTTAAATAGTACCCAAACTCAGGTTTTCTAGCATCAAAAATACCCAAACACAGTAATATACCCCCCAATTTGTACCTAAAATAGGTACTTTTTTAAATGCTAAGTCATTGATATATATAAAGTTTTTTCAAAAATTCTCTATATATATTAATATACTCGTTTTATTAATAAACCTTGAATGCGACCGCAAGAAAATTGTGAGCTTGCGAGCAATTTTCGTAGGGGAACGCATTCAAGGTTTTATTTATATTCAATATATTCCCGTGACCAGCCCCTACAGAAAATGCTTCGCTACGCTTGCATTTTCCTTGCGGCTTAACACGGGAATACTAAAGGTAGGTGTTGGTATCAATCTAGGGTTAAATCGCCACTAGCGAGCATTCTGTCCTTCTGAGAGCAGAGTGCGAAAGCAGCACAATACTTACATGCCATGACACTACCAGGAACCTCTTTAATAGCCCCGCCAGAGCCACCGGAGGTGGACTGATAGATGATTGCTTCCTGCATCGTGTCAAAGTTCTTGGTGCTTCGTTTTGAGTTAATATCACCATTCTTGTAGTATTTATACTTTGGGTCACTACGCCATAAATCAGCATCAGTACATTCAGGTATGGAATCTTCGTCAGCATCTATAAACTGCTCAATTTGGGCGAGTTTGTGCGATATCATCTGTTGGGTAGCAGACACATCCATTAAATCAAAAGATTGCGTCAGGAAGCGATTTGAGGGGTATTTGGGGTCATATTTAGCTTGGGCTGCTGTCCAGTTAGTAAATATGTAATGGATATCCAAAACTGAGTCTGTAATAATAGATTCATTTAACCAACGATAAATACTTCCCTGTTCAATATACTTTTGAGTATTTGTTTGCTTCATATAGGTATAGGTACCTGTAGTCTTGAAATCTTGAACTCTACCTTCACTAATAAAGTCATATTTACCTGAAACAGTCCATTTACCTACTTTACGTGTTACACGTTGCTCTAAGTAGATGGGAAATTTATCAGTCAGATCTATCTCATCAGAAGGATTGATAATAATACGATCAATCACATGTTGAGGGTACCCTATTGCTTCTAAGGCAGCTTGAGGATTATTTAACCAAGCATGCTCAATGGCATCATGTACTGCTGTACCTATTCTGGATGCCATCATATCTCCAAGATTGGGTAATCCCATACCTTGTGGTATTCTTAACGGCAAAATAATCTGACGGACAGGTTTTAATAGGGTAGTAGCACTAATAGTGTGCTCTTCTTCTGATTTATCATAAGAATCAGAAGCTAAAAAAACAGCTAAAGCTAAGGGTACTTGGCTGATATTTACAAATTTTACAGACATAATAAGTCCTATTGGGGTGGAAAAAATGAGTTCATGTGGTGATCAAAATATTTGTGGTATTGGTGGTGTAGAGGGACCTTCTCCTTCAGAGCCAAGTGGTGGATTTAATATAACAGCTGAACCTGCTTTTGGTGGTATTAAGGTGACTTGGACTTACCCATTAGTAAATCCAGAAGGGGTGAGGCATATGCTGCTCTTTCGGCAAGCAAATAATACAACTACTCCAGCAGTTGGAGCACCTCCGTATCATACTGTACCTGGTACATATTTCTTTGATGCTATTAGACCTGAGGACAATAACTCATACTCATACTGGATTAAAGTAGTTTCTTTCTCTGGTATTGTGAGTGGATATATTGGTCCTGCCTCAGCAGTTGCAAGGGATACAATTTCAAATATTATTGATAGTATTTCATTAGATATTGATAACTCACGTATTGCATCATCACTTAGATCCTACATCACTGGACTAGTCCCAAGTCATTTTGACTATGCTGCTTTTACAGCTGCCCAGAAAAAGAACTATACGGATATAACTACGTATATTAATAACAATACAAAGGCTGTACAAGATAGTGCTGCTGTATCTATTAAAATTAATTCACAGCTCCAAACAGATAATGAAAGTATCCTACTAAAACAAGAAATGATGTATGCCTACCATAAGGATGCTATTGCAGCTATTGGGTACACATCTAAGATGAAAGTAGGCTATTCTGCATTTGAACAATATCCTTGGACTGTTGATCCAGAAACAGGGGATAGAGTACAAGCTACTACAGGATCAAAGGAATATATTCCCTATGATGGTGATGGTATAACATCTGTGTATGATGATGTAATTGCTGCATTTGAGTTATCAGGTGGAGAAGTAGGAAATACCTCATATCTTGCTGAGTTAAAAGATCAGAATATATCTACTTCTGGCGGAGATAAATTCATCACTACGATTAAAGATACTTGGTATGGTGAGGGTTCTAATCGTCAGATTTATCAGGAAATTAAATCTATGATTGCAGCATGGCCTGCTGGAGATCAGGATGCTTACTATAGAATCTTTGCATACGCGGCAGCACTTACTTTAATTATAGATGCTGTAGGTGTTGCAGAGTGGAATGCCATAGATGAAAACTCACCCCAGTTGATCTGGGTTCCTGGCTTGCCTCTGGCAGAGATAGGCAGAAAAGCCCAAGTACAATATAAAGGTAAAGATGGGGAAGCTAAATCAATGAAAATTGAAGAAGCTTTGTCTACTCAGGTAGATCTAAATGATAGATTATTAGGGCAGTACTTCGTTAAAATGCATGCCAGTAGTGGTGACAAACAAGGTTTGATTTCTGGTTTTGGGTTAGTAAGTACATACTCTGATTTATCTAAAGATGGTACGCCCATTGATGATGAAGAAAAGCAGTCGAATTCTACATTTTTAGTTAATGCAAATGAATTTGCAATAGGTGCCCCAAGTGGTGGAGCAATAGAAGAAGATACAGATAATGCAGCTAAACCTTTTATTGTTAGAACTACTACAAAAATGATTAATGGTAAAGAGTCTCCTCCTGGGGCCTATATCAAAGCAGCTTTTATTGATAACTTAACTTTTAATGCTATTACATCTGATGATTCAGCTTTTACACATAAAGATGGTGAGACATTTGCACATACCCTTACAGTAGCAAGCTTACATGTAGGAAATCCCAAAGCACAGGAAAGAATGGAAGTAACCAATGAGGTAATTAAGATTTACTCAAAGAATGTACTTAGAGTCAAAATAGGGAGGTTAAACTAATGGCTGAATATGGGGTAGAACTATATAACGAGGCAGGTAAAGTGACCTATTCAACTGCTATGAGTACATGGAATTATGTAGGATCTTTTATAGTAGCTAAGAACACAAAAGTTACTCAAATATTTGATGTACTTAGTTTATTTGACTTTAAGGGTTATTACACTACGTTTCTTAATACTCCTCTTCTTACTGAAGAATCAAAGGTGCCTGCGATTACATTTGAAGGGGCTAATAAAATAAGAACAGATGGCGCGAATACTGTAGATGTACTTATTGTGGTGTTAGCCCGATGAGTGGGGCTGCTGTTGGTATAGTTAATGGTGAATACTATTTTGATGATTATGAGTACCAACATGCATTAGATCTCGCATGGGAAGAATGGTATCAAGATCATAATATTTCTCAACCTATTTATAAATACTTTGATACTGCATCTGCTGGTGTGGATAACGCTTTATATGGAATAAGTGTTAAGAATGCAGATGGGTATTCTTTAATATCCAGTGATATTGAGACACCCCATTTTGCTGGATATGCTGATCATATAGGTACAGTTTTAGCCTCTAACAATAAAGTTGAAAACTACAATCCTCAAATTATCTCTGCTGCTGAAAAAGCACAAATTGCTCAAGCTGCTGTAGATCTTGTTATTCCTATTGCTGAAAAAGCTAGAGTTGATGATGCTACTGCTGCTGGAGCTGATGCACTGACTGCTTCTATAATACTAGATGGTACAACTGTATCAGGAAACATAACAACTATAAGATCAACAAGTGCTTTAGGGATTGTTACCACTACGACAATTACTGCTGTAACTACAACGATACAGCATGCAGCTGTTACATCAACTGACCCTATAACTCAAGTTGTTACTATTATTACCCCAGCATATACAACAACCAGTACATCTAACGTTACATCAACATATGTAAACCCAGTATCTGTTATTAAGGCAGCATATGATGCTTCGTATTTAGCAAGTAAAGGGACATATGATTTATATATTGAGACTACTCGTACAGATTATATTGGATTTGTTGATGAATATAATGCAGGAGTACCCTCCTCAATTGCCTTTAATATTATAGGTAAAAGCCATATCCATACATTTAGAACGCCAGGCATTACTGATGTCTCTCCTTTATTTTTTATTAATCCTACATCATCAGATGATTCATACGGGGTATTACGTCAGTATTTTAGTGGGGGGTATTGGAATCTTGATGTTATCCAATCAGGAGATGATGCTAGAGCTCCTAACATTCTTGTATTTAAACTTGCAAAGTATCTTCCTTCGGCACCTTCTAATGAATATGGGATTGTTACCTATTTAAAAGATGGTACAACTGTTGCATTTGATAGTAGACGTAAACCTCTAGCAATTTTAGCTGCACCACTGGCTGCATCTCCTACAATACCTTGCAATGGCGATATTGCGCCAAATAGTGGGGGGCTCAAAAGTAATGGTAAAACCTATGGATGGAATGATAAAGCGCTAGATTTTGATTTTAGGTGTGATAGGCAGAAAACAACAGTACCAATTCCAGCAGGATTTACCATAGCACCGGAAAATGTCATGTTCTGTGTTCCTGCTTTAACTGAAGCTGTATATTCTAGGGTTAAGAAAGGATACAAAGATTCTAAGGGTCAAATTCATAAATCTACTGCTGTATGGTGGGTGATGTATCACCAAACTTATTCTGTCCGTGGAAATACTATTTCTGCTGGGTGGTGTGTTTATAAATCTGATTTTACTATGGACTCAATTTGGAGTAGTGGTGGCTTGTTTGGAGGAGATGGCGGACACACCACTAAAGGTACTAGACCCTATCCAGATAAAACAGTGAATCAGATAACAAATACAATCCTTATATCTGATAAATCCTATTACCTATGAAATATATTGCTCAGTTATATCCCTCAGTTAATCTAGCTTCGTGGAGACCTTTGATGTTTGGGTCTTCTTGGATTAATGGGGGAGAGTGTTATGAATATGGTGCTGATGTTGTTACAGAATATTCCCAAGAGTTTCATATAGGAATTCATACAAGATTAAATAGTAATGCTATGCAGGCAGAGCTAATCTGTTCGGTGCGTCAAGATGGAACTAATGTGGATTATGCTATTATTGACCAACTTGGTTATGTTTGCTGGGAAGGACGTGAGTATTATAATAATCAGCTTACTAGGGTTAAACACTATGCTACTGGTAACTGGTTTAATAACAGGTTGTTTTTTTATGATGTGGGGGATACATATGATCAATATGACATATGTCCTTTAATTTCTTATTGTGTTGGGGATGCTAAATATGATGATACGGATGAGGTGGAAATATTTTTTGTATGTACTGCAGGAACCTCTTTTCTGGACAAGGTTGCTGAGTATTATCAGCTTCCTATTCCTTATGGTGAGCACCATGTACATACTTTAAATACTGACCCTAAGTTATATCGTGCAGGTCACTTTGATATTTTTGGTTTAGGTCCTGGTAGATTTCATCCATTAGTATTAGCGAGTATTACATTTATAAATAAAAAACCAGAACGACTTCTACTTTATACATTTCAACGGCCTTGGGAATTTAATCAAAGCCTTGACATAGATTATTTTTAGTATTTCTGTGACAATGGGTTATTTAAAGCACTAGCTATAGGAACAAGATAATGATAGTAGATTCACCTATTAATGCCTCCAATCTAAATGCAGGTATATATATAGGAGAAAACTGGCTTGGATTCGGAGGATTTGAGCCAGTTACATCCTATATGTCTACGCAATTACGTACCTATATTCGACTACAAGGAGGCGTAATATCATACCCTGCTTTAGGTGGTGATGTTGTTGCTAGATTAATTGGAGGAACATTCTCAAACATGGTTATAGGGGGATCGCTGTTCTGGTCTCCTAAACTTATTGGAGGGATGCGAAAAACTTCATCTGTATTTGGGGATATACATTGGGCTCCTAAACTATCAGGATCAGTGATTCAACTTGATAGTGTTGGTGGTCAATTAGTTACCCACATCTCACTAAAATCTAAAGACACTGTAGGAAGTAATTCTAGTATATATACATCAAATATCTTATTTGGTAGTAGAGTAGGATTAGATGGATGTAGTTCTTTTTCAGGAGTGTATGGAGATTTTAAATCTAATAAATACAGGATATTATATTCAGGTATTAACAAGATTGCTGCTTTAGATGGATTACTTAAAATTGTTAATAAGGGATTAAGATTAAAAGCTGAGGGAACATATTCATCATCTAGTATTGGAGGAGGATATAAGAAATCAGCTAGATTTACGAATAGCAAGCTTAGTTCAAATAGTAATATAGGTAGCTTTATTAAAGTACAGCCTAAGTTTTTCTCAGGAGTACAATCAACATCCTCATTAGATACATCATCTATTCATGGAGGTAGGGGACTGAATGGCGGACTTATATCATTTAATATAGTTCGGGGTGCTATTAAGCAGTCTCTTGTAGTTTCTTTTGGTCCAATAAATTCAGGAACACTTGGAGGTAAATATCGTATAGATGCTATGCTGCATCCAACTGTAGTTGTATTTAAACGTTCTAAAGTAGGGGATACATTCTTACGCATTTCATCGGGATTACAAGGAGGAAACTATTCAAATTCACAAATACAAACAAAATACCTAATAACCAATATTGTGTCTGGAGGCATATACGGAAATAATGTAATTGGAGGGAATTCTCAAGTATCTGCTATTCTTACTGGAAATATTAGATCCGACTCCTTGATACGTACAGGAGACTATCACATTACTGCGTTACTATCTAAAGGGGTATTTTCAACTATATCTGAGGTAGATGGACGAATTATTATTTCTAGTACTAGAGTGGGTGGATTTACTGGAAGCATTAATTTTATATCTGCTTTATATAAGATATCCGCTAAATTGTTAACAACAGTAGGCAACACTGGTACTATTAGTCGCGTATCTGGCCAACTCAAATTATCTCCTAAGTTAACTTTTGCATTATCTAACTCAACAACTTTATCTGCTAAATATCTAAACTCATGTATTCTATCTAAAGGAGTACAGGGAAATGGATCAATAAATTCCCAACTGTTATTAACTATTAACCTTCAGGGTGCAATATACAGTTCTAGCACTTTAAGTGCTAAACAGGTATTATCCCCCATATTGCGGTGTGAAGTCTTCTCTAGTAATATGATACAAGGTTTTATATCAGGGTCTTTTATAGATCCTAATTTAAATACTTGGGCTATATATCTTAAGTCGGCAACACAGCAATTAACTATTCTTACTCCAAAACAGGACACCTAATCATGGCAAATTTAGTATCATCAGAATTACGTACCGTACTTCTTTCAGCTTATTTTAAAGGAGGTGCAAGCCCTTCTAGTTTATATCTTAGACTGTATCGAGATGAGGCTTCTATTGTTGAAGCTACAACTCTAGTAGACATTGCCTCATTTGAGCAATTAGGTGGGGGATATGTTGCAGGTAAAACACTTGCTCCTGCTGATTGGACTGTAGAAGCAGGTGTTGGTGGTATCCGTGTACGTTTGAATGATCAATCTTGG